CGCTAACATGTTTATTCCAGAGGCAGCTTGGAACCGGATATTCCGGACAGCTTCTCCAGTTGGATTAACATACTCAAAATCTTCACCAGCAGAAACGAACATGTTGACTGATATATCAGTCAGTCCATCTGGCTGGGTAAGCTCATTGAGAACGCGAACTCCCAACACACCATTTTGTCCTGAAACAGCAGCACCATCATTAGACCAATAATTGGCCACATAACTGTGATCAACTTCTCGGTACGGATCGTACTGCATCCAAGGCACTTCAATAGTGAAATCTCGTGTCTCCGAGATATCAATAATTGTAGTGAAATTGGTATTATAGGTGTCTAACGCCGTACTCGATAGCGAGTTAGGGTCATAGACAATGGCAAGTCTTCCACGGGTGAACCTAGATGCCACGATTTTGAATCTAAATTTTATAGATCCAGACCAATGGCTAAAAGGTACTCCCATATAGGCAATCATGGTGGGAACCACCATGTCACCACTTACCACGAACAAATTTGGAGAAACACTACAAGAGAAGAGCCAATCGTCAGGTACCGCAGTAACATTCCACGGAAATTGCGTAAAGTAGCTCTCAATTTTGCCAAGCGTCTCCATAGCCAATGGGTCCTCTTTCGAGGACAATCCAGTGGTTGTTGGGTCAACTGTGATCTCCTGTTTGCGAGTAACAGTAAGCTTCTGAACCCCATCAGAGCCATCAGAGGTAGCCATACTATACATTGGAGTAGGACGGACCACCATAACATCTCTAATCTCCGTTGGCTTGGAAAAGCCGAAAAGAGCGGCTATAGATCCAATAGCTGTACTACCAATCTGAGTGGCCATAGCAAACGGCCCAATAATAGGTACTTTTGCTAGTTCACCTGCCGCAGCAGCAACTGCATTAGCTATGCTACTAACAGGTCCATCTGATGAGTATTCATCGTTTTTCTTGATCTTAATCTTCTTCTTGCTACTCTTCTTGCTGGAAGCTGCAATCATATTGAGTGCACTAGCAGCTAAGAAATGAGTAGGGGCGGTTAGTGTAACATCTGTCATATGCAGCATTATGCTAACGGTGACAGCATCCACTGCTCCACCCAATTGAGTCAAAGGTTGAAAAGAATCAACATTGACTAATCCCAAGACATCAAAAGTGGTATTTACGTCCATATAATTAGTGCCCCAAAAGAAGGGCAACTGAAGACAACCACCTCTAGATAGTGATGGATTCAAGAAAACATGAGGTCTCTGTGACCTCGTAATATGCTGAGTATCTCCGCCAATAGATACGAACTCATTAGTCCGTGATAGGTAGCGGTAGGATGCCAGCACTAATCCAGCATGTTGAGGCGTTCCATTAATAAGGAACGAGACATGCATGGTCCCACGTATGAGATGGTAATTATCCAATTTCTTTTTCACAGCAGTATTGCTGAGAAATGCTCGCCACGGATCGAAACCATATACTAAGTCACTTCCAACATTCCACGTCAATGTGGTGTGCTTTATAGGGCGCTCTAAAAAGCCTGCTATATCGGCTTCTTCTGAACAACCCTGCTCGAAAGTGATGTCAGTATTAGTGGGAATGCCAGAATTATGTTCCTGGCTGGGCATCATGTGATGTTCCACTGTCTCCTGCATTGAGCTGGAGGCAGCGATAAAATTTGTGACGACTGGTTGTCTCGGTGTCACTGACCGGGGGGGAATTATATGGCGTTCCCCAATGCTCTTCTTATGTTCAATAGTAATCAATAATATTCATCCAAAGGCTGATTAGGCCATATGGGTATTGGTAGTTATAGAGTCTCCAATCTTGTGCAGCTAAGCCGCAAGCCTTTAGGCGCGCAGTGCTGTGACAAAATACCACAC